GCATCACTATGAGCCATTCGAGCTTGTGGATCAAAACCACGTTGTTTAAACATAAAGGCCGCCAATGCTCTTATTTCATGAAAAGTAGGTCTTTCATCTAAAGGCAAATGACTGGCAACGCCCACTCGATCACGTAACGCTGAAAATGCACGACTAAGATAATCAGGTGCAACTTGTGTTGGATGATTAACCTCTTTACTCACTTTATTTGGGATACGAGTAGGTAGCCTATGCACAATATAAGGGCTTGCCACATTGTCACGACTATTATCAATGATTTCTTTTAATGCCTTTCCTATGGGAATAGCAACGTGAGAAGCTTCTTTGTATTGTACTTTCTGCCTATGGATATAGATTATTCCATATATTCCATTTTTAGGCTCCTCATACCAAACACATCCACATATTCCTTCTTTAGGTGCTTTGATATTATATTTTATTCGTGATACTTCGAGCCTTGCTTGCGTTGTCTGTAATGCGAGATCCATTGCTGTTCTTAACCAAGGCTCTGCGGATGCTCGGATTTTAAGAAAGTCCTCATAAGATAATCTTCTACGTTTTTTACCATCGACTCTTTTCATTTTCTTACGTTCTGCTGGGTTATCGAACATAAGAGATTCATCTATTGCATAACTGAAAATCTTCTTTAAAAAACCTACTTTTCGATTTTGTACATTGGCAGAAGCTTCAGCATGATATTTATTAATAAATCCATTAACGTGTTCCAAAGATATTTCATTTGATGGAATATCCTTAAAAAAGGATTTCACTCTTTCTAGGTCGTTAGTCCAGTCATTCAACGTGCTTTTAGATGGTTGTTCATCATTGATGATCCGAGAAAACAATTTATCTAAATGCTCAGAGAAGGGAAGGGCTTCACCATATTGCCCTCCTGAATCAACAATTAATGAATTTATAGAAACGGATTTTTCTGGGCGCATGATATTATTGTATTCTCTGGCTATTGCGATAGCTTTTGCTTTATCAGCACCAATACATTTGCGAATACCGTTAGTTAGCGTTAAGCGATATTGTTTTTTAGATGAATCGTAATATAGAAAGTCAGGTAAATGCCTAAATTATTGGATGAGTTTATTATATACAATTGATATATAAGTAAAATAAAAGTGATGAAAAATGAAATGTAAACTGATGTCGAAAGAACTTGTTTTGTTGGATGTTGAAAAAATCAATGGCTACTTATGCGCTGTTGAGTCACTGAATAGAGAGCCAAATGTTGCCCCTGACTATGAGTGCACTTATGTGGAAGAAAAAGCGACGTTACTTAGCTCGGTTCAGTCAGTAATTATTCGTCATAGCGATGAATATCCCATTGAGCATTGGAATGTTTCGTTAGAGCAAATCAGTGAAAACGATATGATTAAAATAGTGGAAGAATGGTTTTTTCAACTTGGTATTGCTACAAAGCATTCGGATTTACTAAAGAATTTAGTCGTTGGTTTCAGAGATTTAATTCAGCCATACACTATAGGTTCTTCAATATATAGAGTGAATATGATCCCGCCAATTTGGTATGCAATACGCTGGGATAATTTTGTGATTCATTCCAAGCATGGGTCCCTTTTATTTGAATTTAACTTTAGTGATTAAATTGTTTGTGAGTAGTTGTACTACTAAGAGAGGCAAGACCAATAGCAAAAACAGTAGCAGAACGTAAAGCAGAACAACGTAAACGGCAGAAAGAATGCGTTTATCCGCGAACGTCGAGAGGGAAACACAACTAGGCAATCATTTGCGGAGGCTGTGATGTGTGGCTTTAACTGTTGGTGCTATTCGTGCGTTTGATTTAGAGCTTCATTATATGGGGTTGTCTGATTCATGGACATCATTAGCTGAATTTTGTGGGGCTATGATTGTTTTTCTTGGAACTAAAAAACTAAGTCGTGTTCTCGATACGATATTTATATTTATTAAAAATAAACTTGGAGTAAATAAGTAATGTCGAAATATGTGTTTAGTAAACGTAGTGAAAAGAATATGCAGGGTGTTCATCCTGAGCGGGTGTATATCAAAGCCAACTGTCCAAAATCCGAAGGCGTTACCACCTCCGGCGTGGATGATGTAACCACCGCCCGACCTACTGACACCGCTATCAGAAATTATTGGTTACTCTGAGAGCGAATTGCACAGTCAGAGCAAGTGATTAAAGGGTTGCAGGAGTATGTGAGAACAGAGTGTAACGTTGATTATTAATTTATGATGTGCATTCAAAAATATTATCAGGCATTGAGATTAATGGCTGATAAATAGAAGCAACATATAACCATGTGATAAGCATTGAACCTAGAGCAAAACATATATATATGAAAACTAATTTTAAAGTAAATTTCTCATTTTTTTTGGGTTTTATCGGAAAGTGATTAGTAAAGACATCATTGATAAAGAAAAAAAATAGCATAGCGATAAGAATAGCACTTATATCATATGGGTTAACTTGTAGCTTAGGATATTTACATGATGCCCTGATTGCTATAAGGAGAATTAAACCATTTACCACTGTATAAGCTACTAAGTTTGATACTATGATACTAATTCTTTTACTAATTGATGGTACTTCATCAAAAAATTCATTTAATTTTTCGGCATATCTATTTATTGGTTCAATTATTTTACTAATCTTCATTAATACATTCCTTAAATTAACGTTTAGCAAGTCAATATAACTCATCACAAAGCCTATTTTAACGAATGGGCTTTTTAATAGGCTAAGGAGATAAACACAATGGCAAAACCGGATTGGGGGATGCTACAACAACAGTTCCTCGCCGAACATGCTATAACAGGAATATCCCCTAAAGAGTGGTGCGAACTAAAGGAACTAAACTACGCAACAGCCCGACGATACATCAAAATATCCAGTGCGCAGAATGCGCAAAAGAGCCAATGCGCAATAGTGATATACCCACTGCGCAGAGTAATGAATCAAGTAATGCGCACGATAATGAAAACACCTTTAGTCTGCGCAATTACGGGCTAACTGAACAACAGGTTAAATTTGTTAGTGAATACCTTATAGACTTAAATCGAACAGGAGCATATAAGCGAGCCGGTTATAAAGGCGAAGGAAATACAGCTTATGTAAATGCTACTCGCATGCTAAGAAATGCTAAGGTTTCAAGAGCAATCACTGACGCATTAGCCGAACGGGAACGCAGAACAGAGATAACCCAAGATGCCGTATTAAAAATATGGTGGGATATCGCAACGGCAGACGTTAACGAGTTGACCGAATACCGTCGATTATGTTGTCGTCATTGCTGGGGATTTGGATTCAATTACCAATGGCGTGATTCGATAGAGTTTGAAGACGCTACTAAAAAAGCGCTCACAGCCAATAAACTGCCACCTCAAGATGTGGGTGGCTACGGTTACGATGAAACATTAGATCCAAACCCCGATTGCCCTCATTGTAACGGTGTTGGTATTGGTCGTGCGCATTTTCATGATACGCGTGATTTAACAGGCTCAGCCCGTCGGTTATTTGCAGGGGTAAAAGAGGGTAAGTTCGGTATTGAGGTTATTACCCGTAATCAAGATGAAGCGCTTAAGATGGTTGCACAGCATTTAGGTATGCTAAAGAATAAGACAGAATTAACGGGTGCTGATGGTGGGCCTATTCAAACAACAGGAATTGATTTAAGCCACCTAAGTTTCGAGCAACTTATGCAATTAAGAGTAAAATCAAAGCAGTAAGATTTTAGTCAGTGTGATATAACAACATATTTAAATATTGCATCGAGTAGGTAGGGAATATGTCTAAATATCGATTTTATGCATTGTATTTATTTACTGTTCTTTTTTTAGGTGAATTATTTATGAATCAATCTGTTGCCATGTCTAATGAGTCACCTGAAATTTTGGTTAGACAATTTCAACAAGATTACATGGAATGGAATGACTACGCATTTAGCCTAATGGGTTCGAAGCCTGATGAGTATACGGAGTTAGCAGATAAGGCGTGGCGTAGGCTATTAACTAAATACACCTTACCTGATTTTGTAGGAGAACCCATTGCGTTTGGTTCTGAATCAAGTCATGACCCTAAAAAAGAAAAAATATTGTCGGTAGTAAAGAGCACTAACAATATCACTGTTGTCACAACGCAATATATTGTACCTGATGGTTACTCTCCTATTTATGAATATTATTTAATTTTTCAGGATGGGCGATGGTATTTAATGCAGGTTTATTTTGTTGATGAAGGGCAATTATATCCTGGTCTGTAAACAGTATAAATTGTACCAATTATCGTTCTATTTAACATAATGGTTCCTTATAAGAACTAATAATGTCACTCCTATTATTCTCATTTAGGAATGGATAATTTACCTTAAGTGTACAATACTGGTTCTATTTTCAATAGACAGGAACGGTATATGAGAGCATTTAATTTAGCTGTTTTCATTACTCCACTCTTTCTTTTAGGATGTTCTCCTGACGATAAACAGAAAGACAATATCGCCTATGTCGGGGCGAATTTATTGGGGTATAACCATGTCGTAGACACGAATATCAATTGGTTTTCGGTTAATGGTTATCGGGGGCGAACGGGGGGGATTCACTTGCTGTGTCATGCTACCTGAAATATGGCAACCCAATATGCAAGTCAATGTAAAGTGGGAAGTTAATCCTGACCCATACCCTAAAGATATGCCTGGAGTTGGAGACCCTGCATTTAAAGATTTTATAAAAAAACAGGAAGCCAATTACCGACAATATCAGACCACCGTGACTATCCCAGAATATGAAGATTCCTGTGGATTGCAAGTCCACTTCTTACCCTGCCAACAAGTGAAAATCACCGCCACGTGCCATGGCATTGAACACCCTGATCATCCAATTAAAGACCCCTTTGACCAACCGGAGCCTATACAATGTCCTCAATGATTATTGCCCCTAAAAAAGATCAAGTTCAAACTGAAGGTGATCCTTGCTGGGTTCTTCCTGAACTCCCGTTCAAGGGGCGGTTAGAACTGACAAAAGAGCAGTTAATTGAAAATATCGAAAAAATAGGACGAGAAGAATTTCAATATCGGCGCGACAGTCACCGAGAATTAAAAAATTCGTGCTGTATAAGTTTACATATTAGCGAGAAAGATGATTTCAAATAACTAAAACTACATAAGATTCTTTATATTTTTTGATGTCGGTACCATATTTTGATGATTGAAATGCGTTTTCAATTTCTCAAATAAATCCCTTGCTACATCCTCCGTCATATACGTCCTCATTGGCTCCCGTCTAACATCTTTCATTTTAAACGTGCTTTCATCAAACATTGGATCAGAAAAGATAATATCCATAAACAGATAGCCATACGGGTTATCTGCAGATAAACGAGCCTCTTCTAACTGAGCAATATATTCAGCATTATTGATTTCAAGTTTAATCATGGTACCACCTATTTAACTGTGTTTTTGTACAGTAATTTATATAGAGTAATGAATAGAATAGCAAGAAGAAAAGGGCAATTTTATGGGCTAAAGAAAGGGGGATTTTGAGAGATTATTTGTCGTCGTTTTACCAGAGTTTTACCAGAGTTTTACCAGTAGCAAATTTCAGACATAAAAAAACCAACCGTAAATGGTTGGTTTTCTTAAATATTGTTGGTCGGCATGATAGGATTTGAACCTACGACCCCCGACACCCCATGAAACCGATTTTAATTTATCTAACACTTTGATTATAAATATAAATACTACATTTGCATGTAATTACATACAGTGCTAGATATACAAAATATGCATTATAGGAATCAATGAGTTAAAGGGAGTTTTACCATAAATTATCCTAGTATAGAAAGTTCCTTTTCAGCTGAAAGAATTAGAATACTTTTATAATGGCTAAAAGATTTTGTTGATTTAGCAACATATTCATCCCATGTTTCATCATCTATGATTTCTTTTTTTAGTTCTTCAATAATATTTTCAATTATTGATTTAGATTCTTGAGATAAAAAAATTGATTTTAAATGTAAGATATTAGCGAGATTATTAAGATGTATGTTTCTATTTTCTCTTAAAGTGTCCATTTTTTTGTTAAATTCACCTGTTTTAAATTTATTTCTATATTCAATAACATCTTGATATAGTTTATCTTTATCTTCTTTGGTGATACGCCCACTTTCATCATCAAAATATTGATCAACGCCATATTCAAACCAATAATATATATTTAATTCCTTTTTTTCTAGGTCTAGATAGGAATCTAAATCAAGAAAGATTTTGAATATATCTTCATAAATTTCTTGTTTTTTTATCCAGACTTGTTGATTAATCCAAGTTTGCTGAATGAATTGATGTTCAATACTTTTAGTTGTCTCAGTGTTTTTTGCTAATTGAGTATTTATTTCAGTTAGATTTTTTTTTATAAAATCTAACTTTGATTTTTCTTTTAGATAACCTGTAATATAAATAGAAAAAATTGATACAATTGAAGAAATTAAGGCTATAAAAAAATATGTCGATAATGATAAACTTTGATTAAACTGAATTTTACTTAAAGTATCTATAAATTGTTCTATTGTCATGATTTATCCATTTATTTCACAATGTGGCACTTCAACCCATAGTACATGATTTTCAGTATAAATTTTTGTTGACTCTGCATCACTATGAGCCATTCGAGCTTGTGGATCAAAACCACGTTGTTTAAACATAAAGGCCGCCAATGCTCTTATTTCATGAAAAGTAGGTCTTTCATCTAAAGGCAAATGACTGGCAACGCCCACTCGATCACGTAACGCTGAAAATGCACGACTAAGATAATCAGGTGCAACTTGTGTTGGATGATTAACCTCTTTACTCACTTTATTTGGGATACGAGTAGGTAGCCTATGCACAATATAAGGGCTTGCCACATTGTCACGACTATTATCAATGATTTCTTTTAATGCCTTTCCTATGGGAATAGCAACGTGAGAAGCTTCTTTGTATTGTACTTTCTGCCTATGGATATAGATTATTCCATATATTCCATTTTTAGGCTCCTCATACCAAACACATCCACATATTCCTTCTTTAGGTGCTTTGATATTATATTTTATTCGTGATACTTCGAGCCTTGCTTGCGTTGTCTGTAATGCGAGATCCATTGCTGTTCTTAACCAAGGCTCTGCGGATGCTCGGATTTTAAGAAAGTCCTCATAAGATAATCTTCTACGTTTTTTACCATCGACTCTTTTCATTTTCTTACGTTCTGCTGGGTTATCGAACATAAGAGATTCATCTATTGCATAACTGAAAATCTTCTTTAAAAAACCTACTTTTCGATTTTGTACATTGGCAGAAGCTTCAGCATGATATTTATTAATAAATCCATTAACGTGTTCCAAAGATATTTCATTTGATGGAATATCCTTAAAAAAGGATTTCACTCTTTCTAGGTCGTTAGTCCAGTCATTCAACGTGCTTTTAGATGGTTGTTCATCATTGATGATCCGAGAAAACAATTTATCTAAATGCTCAGAGAAGGGAAGGGCTTCACCATATTGCCCTCC